GCTGTTTTTTCTATTTTCTTATGTGTTCTCGTATAATAAAATACATATCTTTTATTCCTAATTTCTTAGTTCTCTTTTTAGAGATTAATGGACATTATGATAACAAATTTTAACTTACATTTAACGTCGTTTCACGTGAAACGTAAAGTAGAGATTGCAATTTAAACAATTAACTCCGAAAATATATTAGAATTTAGAACGGAGGTTAACCACTCAAAAATAGTGGTCAGAGTACTACGTACCGATTGACAATATGTTGGCAAGTGGCAGGACGGCATCAAGCTAAATGCCGTTTAAATGTGGAGCGATGCAGAATCGTTGGCAAGGGGGGCTGGCTCTCTTAGCTGGACAAAATTTGCTGTATAGGGCAATAGGTGGAAACTGCCTTCGGCGAGTCCTAACGCCGGACGGGCGGTGTTTTTCATGGGCGACTACCGTCGCAACGCATCAAAGTGGCGGCATCGTTTTGAGAGTGACAGAGCCGCGTTTGTAGTGCAATACGTTTAGAGGTCAGGGGGCAACGCCCCCCCGCTCAAGCGTTCGCGGACACCCCCCACGTCATCATAAAAGGCAATAGTAAATGCGTACGCACACACGAAGCGCGCGCGCGCACGCAAAAACAAATATGGCTCACCAATAAGGCAAGCCATAAGAGTTAATGAGTAAGTACTTCAAATAAAGCACCAATAAGTGACAAAACCACAAGCAAGGTAAAAGAACCTAACAAAATACAATAGCAAAGTTTAATAAATTTATTCATATAGATAAAACTAAAATAAATCTATTTTATTGTCTTAGACATGGAGAAAATACCACCAAAAGTATTTCGTAAAATATCGCCAGCAGTCTTAGAATAATATAAAGCATAGTTAGTGACTTCACCATTTTCATTAAAACCACGTTCTTTAATAGCACCTTCATTCGTAATTTTCTGAGAACGAATTTGCTCACGAGAAAGTTTTGTTGCATTGTTAGCAGCATCGAAAGTAGCCTTAGCCAAAGGACCTGCAAAAGGAATTTTAGCCTTTTCAAGTTGTGTAAGAACACCAGTATAAAGAGCTTGAGCACGAGACGCAGCAACAGACGCAAAAGAAGCAGCTGCAGAAGCATTGTTTGCTTTAATACGTGAGTTTTGCTCCTCAATATCTTTAAGATACTTTTCTAACTGATGTTCGGTAATAAAGACAAACTGTTTACGTTGTTCTTCGTTACACTGCTTAACGATATTAGCAATATCGTTTTGTATCTTCTGGTTATCTTCTTGCAACGTCTTAATACGTGTTTCGATTTCGGACTGATTGGCAGCTTCCTTCTGAGTAGTAACATAACTATCGTGAGTATCAAGCAACCTTTGCAACTCTTCCATCTTAGTATCGTATTCAGATTGAGAAATCTTGTGTTCATCAAGAGCTTTACGAACTTCATCCATTTGGTGTTGAATTTCAAAGACATTCTTAATATCTTGATTTTGGGCATCACTTTCTGCCTTATGGGCATTTGCAGCATTTGAGTCAGCGGAACTTTCGTTGGCCTTAACAACGGAATCTTTAACCTTGTTTTCTATATCAATAGCTTGAAATTGGTTAAAGGCATTAACTGCAGAAGTTCCAAGACCAGAGAGACCAGAAACAGAAGCACCAGAAACGCCAGAAGCTTCTGGAGCACTAACTGCACCAACTTGTGATTGACCACCATTCATGGCGGTGTTGATACCAGCACTACGCATAGACTGCTTAGTAATAGTATCAGTATCACGCATAAGGGAACGTGTACGTTTATCATTATTTTGCGCTGCTTCTTCATTTAACTGCGCTTGATACTTCATCAATTTTTTATTGTAATTATAGTCTAAAGCTTGACCAGCAATATTTAAGCCAAGAGAAGAAGCAAGACCACCAAGACCATCTAAAAAACCCATAATAAAAAAGTATTAAAAGTATAGAGGGCAAACGCCCTCATATACTAATCTTGTTTAACATCATGTGTGCCGTTATCGGTTTCTTCCTCATAAGTATCGTAAGAGATACTAATAGGTTTAAGACCGTCAGAAACACGCATATCAAAAACACTCTGAACGATAAAGTTATCATCCATCAAAGGTTCGCCACCATCTGAAACACCGTGGGCAGATGTTCCGCTATTGTAAAAAATGCGGTTGAAGTTACCAATAGATGGATAACGGCAAGCATAGCGGAGTACTTGGGGGTCTCGTATATCAGCCTCAGTAGTAAAGTCAACAATATAATTTCCAGCTTCAGTCAATTGTACGTGGCAATTCTGATTGGTAATAATACGGTCAAGATAATAAGGACTCAAGTCATCCATGGTGGCACGTCTGGACATATCACCATTGATAATATCTTTCTTGACCTTATAACCAGAGAAACGAGGCATAAATCCAAAACCTTTGGAAGTACGGCCATACTTCTTAATAAGTTCATCGGAACAAAGGTTATTATCACCAAAGATAGCACCAAGAGGAGTGACTTCAAAGCCGAGAGCATCCCAATCAGTAGTAGGCAAAGTGTATTTATCAATGCCATAAAGGGAAGTGTCGCAACCTTGGAAATACCTGGAATCTGGAACAATAGCAGAAAGGCAGATAAAGAAGCCATAATAAGGAGCAGTAAAAGAAACTTTGGACTTGTCAAATGCAACACCTTTACCACCATAAGCGCCAAGTACTTCACCATCTTGAGAATCAGAAACGGCAGTATCTGCAACGTTGAAAATATCGTCAACAGCAATAGGAAGGACAGACTGCGAAACATTGAAAACATCTTTATAAAGACTATTAGCAACATCTGCACCGAACTTAGTACGAACCCAATCGGACATTTTACGACCGATAACAGAATCTTTTGCAACATAACGGGTTAAACGTTGGCATACCTGAAAAGCAATAAGGGAAAAATCACCACCAACAAAAGGAAGCTTAGAAGACTGTTGAACAGATTTACCTAATGTTGTTTCATTAGGATTGTTAGTAGTACGTTCATCGAAGAAAGTATTACCTACTGAGCCGTCAGCATTAACAAAAGGAAAGTTCAAAGGCTGTGTGTTATTGGTAAGCGACAAGCGATTGGCCGAAAAGTAATCGTCATTATAAGTAAACCAACATTGGGACAGCTCATAGAAGATGAAAGAGTGGAAAACACCAACAAGCCTTTCACGGAATTTACCTTCAGACGAAGTAGGTAAAACACCATCGAATACATCAATAAAGTTAGTAAAACCAGACTGCGAAATAAGGGTAATAATCTGATAGGCATAAGAAGTAGACCACTGAGAAGAACGGGTCAACTCATAATTGTTATAATGCGCTTTGTAAAACGCAAGAAGTGGCAGCATATTAACCTTATCATCGTTAGCAAAATCAAGGTTGTATCCAAGACCAAGGAAGATAGAACGCAAACGTTTAGCACGCTGCGAGAAACGAACACAAGCGAGGAAAGAAACACCGAAAGCACCATTATCGGTTTCATCTACTTGCATAACATAGTCGGCACCTTCAGGAGTAACGAAATCATCGGTTTCGCCTTGAAGATAGTTAATTTCAAGAGAGTAAGAGAAATCGGTCAAAGTCTTATTGTGCAATCTATGCGAAAAAGCTTTTTTGCATTTTTCAAGTTTATCGTCAGTTTCAGCAGAAGAAGCCAAAGGACGAGAACCATAATTATTAGAATCATCTGGAGAGCCAGATTGCTTAACCCAGATAGAAACATCAGAACCACAACCGAAAACCAAAGCGAGCAAAACACGGTTTGAAATAAAAGGCAAGGTTGTAGGAACATAGGAAGAAAGGGAAACGTCATTACCTGTAGAATCTGGAGTGTAAGGAATACCAGACATAAGATTTTCAAAAGCAGGGTAGACGTCTGAAATAGGAACAAAACAATATTTATTAATAAGCTTCATACGTGCAAAAGTAGGCACGGGAAGTGGAGCAAGTCGAACAAGTTGACGGGCATTTACATTAATAGAAGCCTTAGCCATAAGAAGTTGGCAAAACAAAGGTTGAACAGCACCAAACGAGAAAGTAGTGTTGTTATCAAAAGACATGGGTTTACTATACTTTTTAGTAGAAACACCCAAAGAAACTTTACCAATATTAAACATAACAATTAATTTAAAGAATCAACAATGTGTGCAACTTGTTCAGAAGTAGGTTCAGAATCAAGCACGGTAGAATTAACAGAGTTAAGAGGAACACCTGCAGCAAGAAGTTTCTCCAACGAATACTCAAAAGGGGAGGGTACAACGTCAATATCACGAGCGTTAACACGTACAATACTGACAGATTGCAAACCATCTGAACGAAAAGTAGTTTTTTCCATTAAGGAAGAAACAGACGAAACAGGAGGTTGAAAAACCTTGTTTTTACGAAATCTAAATGCCATAATATAAATATTTAAAATTTAACATAGTGTAGGGTCAAACCTACTAAAATACTTCTTTTTAAATGTATCAACTTCATCTTGCTTCTGATTAAAATACTTAGTACGTTCCAGGGAAAGAGAAATTGAAATATCTTTAAATACATCATGAAACATAGCAAAATCTAAGAAAAGCCGATTATATAATGAATCGTCACAGCGGTAAACATTATCAAAACGTAAAAGATAATCAGTAGAATGCTTCTTTAAATAATCAGTATCTTTAGCTTTAAGCCAAAAAGGAAACACTTTATCAACATCATAAAGAGCGGAAACGTCACCAGAATAACGAGAGAGGAAAGACTTTAACATAGGAGTAGAAGCCATCTTCCAAAAGAGATGATAAACAGACAAAGGCAAACAATCTTTAGGCAAAAACTGAGTAGTTAAGCCAATAGAACGAAGACGATTAACATCAATTCCGCAAAGATTAAAACGCATAGGGTCAGAAAATCCAATTTGTAAAACTTCCGATATTTTATTAGCAAACTTATAAGCACGAGATTTGAAAATACTATGCATATACTGACGGCCGAAATCAGAAAGGTATCTATCATAAAGATATTTGCCAGAAGTGGGACTGATGCGATTAGACTTAACATTTTTGTAGAGCAATTTGTTAATAATGAAACGAGGACAAGAAACGACAGCAAAGGTCAAGGGATTAACAATACCATCATTTAAAACACGTTCAACTGAAACAGAATCAAACAGATTAACCGAATCAAGAATAGAAAGGCCTAAAAGATTACTTTGCCAATGCTTGGGTAAATAAGGACGCATTTTGTCCTTATTATCCTTATTAGCAATATAAGAGGAAACCGAAGGTAAGTCATAAAATGATAAATCCTTAGTAACATACTTTGAAACATATTTAGCACCACCAACGAGTGAACGAATAAGAGGTGTAGAAGTACTACCAAAATTATCTACATACTTATTTTGATGAATATCATACTTAGGAAACATAAAGCCATAAGACCAGACAGAACGGGCAAGCTCTGTAAACTTAACATAATCTACCCAAGGTTGAAGGAAGAACAAACCATGGTAATGAGGGCGACAAGTAGTTTTCCCATACTCAGAGGTAAAGAAATACTTATAGCTATTAGCACCAAAAGCACGATAACAAGATACTTTAAGACGGTTCAGAAAAGCCTTAACGTCCTTATGGTTAAAACAATGTATCGAGAAATTGCCATCTGTATACAATGGTAAACACATATCATTATAAGTGAAAGTAAGGAAAACGGCACAGCCACCACGTGAATATAAATTAGACAACTCAAAAGAGATACGAGTACGCCATTCCGAAATATAAGTATTACGACATTCGTCGCAACGGCCACAAGGGACTTCATAACCTTTAAAGCTATGAAGATAAGACTTATAAACGGAATTATTCTTAATATAAAGTGGAGCTGTGCACATAAACCATTAATTTAAACAGAAAGCAGACCAAAATAGGCAGCTGCAGAAGTAAGTGCATAAAGAACTGCCTTAATAACAATTTTCAAAAGTTCTTTTTTCATAAGCAAATAAATTATTTATTAATAATATGTAACATATCCATCTGTAATTTGTTCTTCTGGAAAAGACGAATAAACTCATTAACTCGTACAGCACTATTGGAAACAAAACCTACAGAAGTATTATCGCCAAGTAAAATGCAACCATGTGTATCTTTAAAAGTATTACCTGGATGAATGCGGATACCTTCAAAGTTAGGAACATCGAACAAGATAGGCAACATCCTTTGGAACTTAGGAGACCAAGACATAGCCATTTTGTAAACACCTGCAGGAATGCAACCTTTTGAAGAACCAGAAGCGCCTAACTGAGGTTCAAGGGTATGGCAAAAAAAGATATTACCGATATAAAAACGGCCAATAACATATTTGTCACGATATGCGAAACGCTCAAGAACAACCATAATACTAAAGTTTAGCTAAAAGAGAATCAGCAAAAACAATCTGTTTACGAATTTTACCCGTAGGCAAGCCGACACGTCTGTTATTAAGTTCATCGATTTGTAAATTCATAAGGCGTTGACATAACGCAAGACGAAGAACGGACAACTCCTTACGGGACAAGTTCAAAGTTTTCATAACTAAAATAATTTAACAAGTAAACAACGGCACTAAACGTTAAGTGCTTGGCTGCGAGTGCAAAAATAACACTATCAAAACATAATGGACATTATGATAAATAATTGATATAGGAACTCTCCTTTCATATATGAAGTTTGTGCCACTTGTGCCAAAGTGCCATGTGGCATTTCAGTACCA